TCTCTAGCCTTGAAAGATTTTTTTCAAAATCATTTAAGACTGTTTCTGGAGAGGTCTGCCCACTGAGGAGCTCTTCAATTAGCTTGGGCCTAATCTCATTACCGATAACATCAAGAGCTATCAGTTCTGTATAGTAATCGTTTGCAGTTTCTTGACGTATTCCCCTTCGGTCTAATTCAGTGATTAAACTGTCTGTCATCTTCCCGAATCTAACGAAGCCATTCGCGGGACCGAAGTAGAAAGCGTTTGATATTACGTTTCTTACATAGAAACCAATGTTACCTAAAGTCTTAGCTCCTAGAGATAAACCTGTTATTCTAGCCATTAACTTAAAGGAACCACTCGCTATTTTTTCTGCATCGTTCGCTGACTCTTGACTAGGCGGATTTAATACGCTCATCAAACCATCAACCATTTCAGCGGGAGCAAAGAGTTGTACGTTCTTTGGTTCGCCATCGACCTCGACCTCAAAGTTTCTGAATGGGTCGTAAGCTTCTGCTCCTCCTGCTCTGATTTGTTTGTACCTACTTCCCCCGTACTCATCTATATTTTCTAATCTCTTTTTCTTGAGTTCATCCTTTGTAAGTATCCACTCGTTTCCTTTCTTGCGTCCGATCTCTAATAAGTTTTTCATGAACGCTTGGTTCGATGCCATCATACCAACGCTGAGGTAAGTCCTTAAAAGATTCTTGAACCCTGCACCCTCGTCAGTTTCCTCTCCAAGCAGAGCCCTGATTGATTCATCAATATCTCTTTTCTTTTTCAACTGATTTATCAGAGGACTAGCAAAGGATTCAACAGCTTCAGGTCCTGCTATCAAGTTACTTGATTCCTTATCTTTATAACTATGAAGGAAAGAAAGCATCATTGATCTACCTAAGTCTTTGTTCTCAGTAAGTTCTTTCTCAGCTAGTGCGGTAGCTTCGGACTCCTCTTTACCATCTTTTATAAAGGCTTTAATCCGTGCTTGTTTGTAGGTATCTGCAAAGTACTTAGCAGCATTGTCCCTCACGGTGCTGAACTTAGGATCTTTGGTAACTTTATCCAACCACCCTGCGTCATTGAACATCTTATATGATCGGGTTATGTATATCCCTAAGTTACTATCTATCGTAGCACTTAGATCTACGTCCACATTGTAGAGTTCTTTAAGTTTAATCGAAAGAGAATCGACGGTATCACGTAATGCTTTAAGTTCATTAACGAATTCAGGGGATACCTTTTCAAGTTGAGTTAGCGCAGCATCCTTTTTCTTTCTAATGATTTCTCTTTGAACGTCTTGCTGTTTGCGGATGTCGTTCTTGTATTTGTTTGTAGCATCCTCAAGAAGTGTTTTCTTTTCCTCTTCAGTTATCTCTTTACGTTTAGCCTTCTCGTTTATGTCTGCTTTTCTGGACTTGTGTTGGAGATTAATTGCATCCCTCACATCATCAGGTATCGACACAACTTTCGAAGAACCTGTAGCTTCAGATATCAACTCGTATGGGATACTAAATCCTTTATCAATAAAGTCTTTATCAAGTATCTTCCTTAACTTCGTTGCTCTTAGGTTAACATCGTTCTGGACAGCGCGGTTGAATGCTTCTCGTTGTTCGAACATACGTCTGACTCGTATATCAAGAGCTCCAGTCATGGCGACTTTAAATTTACGCCACCAAGAATTCTTGCGTTTCTCTGAATCATATACACCGTCCTCGTAAACAGGAGCTTCTAACATTTTCTCTAGCCTATCGACCGTCACTTCCTCCGTAGAGTAGGTGTATCCTGATATCTTTTTATCAGTAGCACCGAGCTCAGAGTACAAGAACGAATCCATTGTTGGATCAAACCTATCAGTCAAAGGAATTATATTACCATCCTCATCGTAAGTTACAGGATCGGATAACTTTATTTGTTCGGGTGTGAGTACAACTGTTATGGTAGCATCTTCCCCACTGTTTGTTACAAAATCAGCAGTCAAAGCATCTATACCAGTAACTTCTTTGAGAGCTTGGTGATAATATTTAGCGTATATACCACTACCGTTCATCTCTCCAAGCTGTTCGGCTATTGTTTCATTTTGAACAGGATCAGAAATCATTTCAACCGCGGCTTCTATGCTCCCAAAGTTAGCTACAAAAGTATCATTGATACTTGCTTCAGGATTTTCTTTTAGCATATCTTGAAACTCCAACTCGTTTACTCTTTCAAGTACGGGTCTCAGTTCCTCTGCCGAAAGAGGGGCGGAGTCATGAGGGCGTGGGTTGTTTACTTTCAGATACGCAGAAAGGATTCTTCCTTTAGACTTACCTATGCGAGTATATCCCTCCGCAACTGTTCGTGATTTTGTGAAATAAAAACCTGTTCCATATTGAAAACCTGTACCGAATCCTATCTTACTGTAAGAGAATGCATCGAAATCAGCGGGGGTTCCGTGGAACAGAGGACCAACAGTGTACCCTGTAGACTCCGCTGCTCGCTTCACGAACTGCTGAAGTACTTCTTTATTTCCTTCAGGATCTTGAGCCAACTCCATGTACCTATCGTTGGTAGCACCGAGTTCAGATTTTAACAGGTCTTCTTTGACAGGCTCAGTCGCAATCAACAAATTACTTTTCTTAATTACTTTACCAAAAAACTCTTTAATCTCAGGGACATAGTCGGCTGCTTTCTTATGGTTCTGCCACCCTTTAGTAGTGGTTTTACCAACGCCATCCCTGTTACCTTCATGAATTAAAAAGTAAGCTTTGCCCTCTGGTTTTATAGCATTAGCTGCTTGCCTGATTACAAGCCCCCTGCTGTCTTCCTCCTGTATAACATTCAATACGTTATTAACAGTAGCCGTGTCTGATTGACCGTCTCTTATCTCTTCAACTACTCTCTTATTGTGTACTTCCCCTCTGTTAAATGGATCATATATAAAGTTAGCAACTCCTAAAGTAGCTAGTTTTTCTGTACCATTATCAAAACTTCCTCCTCCTATATCAGCATTCTTAGTTCCCTCTTCCCATTCAATTATTCCTTTATCTGTTAAGGAGCCAAAGGTAGCGGGTAGTTTATTTCTATTAATTGAGGTATCAGCACTAGATATTTGCTGACCTTCTGGGTAAGTCCATATATTTTCAGTAGCACCAAGGCCACTATGTAAAAGTCTTGGACCCGTATCAAACCTGTTACTTAACGGAATGATATCTCCAAAGTCATCGCGTGTTACCTCCGCAGATTTAATTTGTTCAGGTGAAAATACTACCCAAACATCAGAAGCTTCATAATGGATAGCGTCGTAACCACTTATCTTTGAAACCAACTTAGTTGCTGCTGCTCTCCGATTTGTTTGGTCTGGAGATATACGGATAACGTCTGCACCTTGCCTCGCGAATGTCTCGCTACGAGTCGTATCAAAATCTTCAGCCGACTTAATAAGGTCCTCTTCAATCTTACGGAAATTAGAATTCTCAGGATAAGTTTTAACAAGTTCTCTTACTTTTTGATCAAACTTTAACCCATCTACTAAGTAAACTATAGGTTGCTTTTCGGTAGCATAACCCGTTTCATATAAAAACTGATCGATTTCTATTTCCGATAAGTTGTACTCACGCGATAAACCTTCAGCAAATTCTTTAAAAAACTCTTGTTTGTCTTGGATTGCCGCATCAGTTCCGCTACTGTAATCTTCTACGAGTCTGTAAGATCCTTCAGTATGGCTTACTCTTGTTCTAAAAACTTTGTCAGCTTTTAGAAATGTTTGATAAACTCTACCAACATCTCCCTGCGCGTAGTTAGCTGCTACATTATAGTTGCCTGTAAAGTAAAACCCATGACCACCGACACTTCTCATTATAAAATTACTGTCGAAAGTTTTTAAGTCTTTGTTAGTAGATCCGTGGAAAACAATAACAGGTGCTCCCTCTACTACATGACCCTTCTGTCGGGCTTCAGTTTCCAATAGCTGTGTTAGTGAAAGGTCGCGCCCTTTAGAAGGATCGGCTGCATCCATGTACGCTTGTCCTCTGACAGCTTTTATCTTGTCTCGATAAGTTCCCTCTCTTTGCATCTTTAGATGCTCTTTAGAATTTACTACAACAGAGTTAGTTGGGTTGGGGTATGCGACTGAGTCTCTTGGGTTGCCTGTTAGGTTACCTAGAGTGACATGATAAATTCTGTTCTCATCAGGAGAAGGCCCACCTATTATATTCTTTTCTACAAAATTATTTAAGACTTCTTGTTCAACAACTCTACGTACCAATGACTGTCTAAGCGTACCGTCAGGTTGTATTTGAGTAGATATTTCAGGAGCGTGAAACGTGAGGTTAGGCAATACTGCTACAGGGCTCTGTCCAGTAAGACGGAAAGCCTCTCCTAAGATATCAGTTTCTGCTACCTCGTCAGCAAACTCTTTACTTATCAAAGTAATATGTATGTCTTCTTCTTTTAGAGGAATGAAATTACTTTTTCCAAACTTAAAGTTTTGTTGTTCCTGTTGAACGAGTTCCGAAAGTTTTTCTGACTTCAACATATAGATGCCAGTCTTAACAACCCTGCCCTTTATAAGGTCCTCGTTGTTGTTAAGGGCTTCAATATCAAAAGGACCTAAATCAGATATCCTTAGTTCCTGCCCTCCTCTATCAATCTTGCGATTGTTGCCCATCATATCAGAGAACTCTTGAGCAAGAGGAATCAATTCCGCTATTGGGAGATCTACTACATTGGCCGTCGCCATAGCCTCTGGATTGATCAACATCATTTGACCATAGCGATGATTACCATCAAGGATAAATCCGTCAGAGCTCATCACCGAAAAAGGTTTATCGCTTAGACCACTGATAGAGTCTTGCATATTGAAGTGCTTTTGCATAGCAAACCAAACTGTTTTAGGAAAAAACAATTCAGTCTGATAGGGTTTCATAGTAGCTACACGAACTCTCTTTTGCCCTACGCTTACTGGTCGCTCTAACTTTTCACTCAAGAATCTACCAAACTCTTCTACTTGTTGAGGTTGAACGATTGGCATTTCTTCTCTCGATACCTCTCCTATCTGCTCTCTAGTCTCTGATAGAATAGCTTTAAGATTATTATAGTTCGATTCGAATTCTGGTATCTCATCAAGGAATGATCGAGCAACTCCCATCTCATCAAATTTACCCTGAGCCCTGATCGCTGCATCCTTAGCCGATGTATCAAGAATCCTGTCTGTCTCTGGCCCTGCCTCTATTGGCTTTCCAGTTATCCCCAAACTTGTAAACAGTACCTCTGTTCTCCTTGGGTCGAAGCGGAGATCAAGAGGAACGACTTGTGTTTCATAACGAAGACCTCCATCTTCTCTATCTTCTACAGCATTCAAAGACTGTTTAAAAGTAACTGTCTCAGCAGACTTTATATTATAAGGTTCAAATATAGCAAGGCTTCTACCATACTTACCCGATGTATCCTCTCTTTCGTAGTGTCCATCATACCCTAATCTTTTAAGAGCGTTACGTACTGAAAGATTTATCTTACGAGGATCGTCATCGTAAGCTAAATTAGTAACTTCATAATTAGAGAAGAACGAATACTGCCCCTGTTTCAGCTTCTCTCTAAGCATACTTTCATAATCCGCTCCACTAACAGTTCTTTTTACAAACCTGTTCGCAAAAACTTTCATGGGATCTCCCTCAGATAAATTTTTAAACTCATCTTCTTGCTTTAGCTTTGAGATAAATTCATCAACCTGAGAAGGATCTTCATGATCAAATAATTTAAGATCTTTCTTAATATACCAACGATGTAAGATTATATCTGAAAGAGACTCTTGTTGAGCTATGGCTGAGATGCTTTGTGCATCTTTAGGGGTCTCTGAAACAAAAGCAGACACGGTCCCGAACCTAGTTTGAGGAGTATCTATATTATACTTGGTACTTCCGTGATAGTACACGGTACTAGTATCATAGCCATTAGCCTCTGCTGCCTTTTTTACTAAAGCATTTAAGTCAGCTACAGACTTTTTATTATCAGCCACCCAAGCGTCCAGTATTTGGACTTTAGCTCTTGTGTTATCTTCTTCATTTAAAATACTGACATCTAATACTTTCTCTACCTCCTTAGAGTTCAATAAATCCTCAAGATTACTGTTACCTGAGTCACCTGTTAAGATAAGCTTACGGAATTGTTTAGTATCAACAGCTAATTCTGATTGAAGTATATCAGGGTCTTCGAGTTCGGGTGTGTCTTCAGGGAACACCTCACCTAAAGTTGTTTTTTGAAGTCCTGTTATATAATCATCAGGACTATTTGGATCAAACACAAGATTTCCCGCAGTAAATCGATCCCTCCCCATTAAAACATTTATTTCCTCAACCAAATTAGATATTGCCATATCCATTTCAGGCGTGGTAAGTCCCTTCTTCTTTAGTTTGAGTAAGCGTGAGACCATTCTTCTTAAATACTCAAGTACTATCTGAAGTTTAGTAGGGTCTCCTGTCCAAAATTCATAGTTCGCCTCTGAAGTAGTCCCCGTCATTCTATCCTGAGCATACATACGGAGCTTTTCCTCTATAAGAATCTCTTTAGTTTGCTGAACGGTAGTCTCTTCTTCTGATTGTAAGGCTGCTTTTAGTTGCTCGTTCCGTGCAGGGTTATCTGGAGTGTACTCATCAACAATAGTCTCAAACTCTGCATCAGAAGTTTCATTAATTAACTTATTTAATTGTTTTTTAGATATAGATCTGTACGAAGCAACGTGAGCTACTTCTTCTCCCATAATAGAATTAAGTATCCGACGAATTACAGATTCGGATTTACCTTTCTTAATTAAATTAGCTACCGAGTTCTGATTAAGGAATACATCACCCGTCCTAGCACGAGCAGCAGCAAGTCCTCCAGTCGTGTTAGTAATATTTAAACTAAGTCCATTACGCCTAACAAACGTCCCCATGCGATTTATCAATCGCGTTAAAATATTTGATTCATCTACTGTCAGAGTATCATCTGATTCTACTTTTGAGGTATCCGTTTCATCTTGTCCCGCTTCTTGATTATCAAGTCTCCTCTTATTTGTAGGACTAATCTCAGTTCTAAGTACATCAGGTTCACCTGTAGCTCTTGGAGACCATACCTCTTCGACACCTTCATCAACAGAACCGACACCTTTTGCTATCTTCTGCAACTTACGGATGTCATCAATGGTACGGCTTGTTATATCCGAAACACTTTCTGTTGCTGTAGGTACATCAGGAGTTGCTTGTTCTCCGAAAGCATAGTGAGTTGTAGTATGCGCTTCGGCAGAACTTTTTCTTATCGCATTGATAACAGCGATTGTTTTTGGAGTGCTGAATGACTGTCCTAAAGTTGCTTCAACTCTTGCCCGTACGTCTTCAAGTAAAGCTAAGTCTTTAGTTATGTCTCCTTCTTTGCTAACCGAATCAGTAGTACCACTAATAAGTCTAAGCAGAGTATGTAAAGGACGACTATCTTTGCCCCTTAAAGATTTTTTATATAAAGCTAAGAAGGCTTTACCGTGTTCACTGCTTGGGTCCAATGACCTAAGCGTAGCTCCCTGATCAATTAGTAAACCTAAGACTTCATTACCTGACATTACACCAGTACGCCAGTCAGGTCTTCCATCTATATCATCTAAAGCAGTCGTTAAATCGAGATAAGCATTGACTGAATCCCTTAAAGACTGATCTTCTTCAAGAACAGAAGCAGCATCAAGAACCAAATCGTTCATGAAGTTGACCGCAGAAGGATCGAAAGTTGCTGCTACTGAAGGGTCTACCAATCGGACATACCTACGTGTTTGTGTATCTTTAGGATAGAATTTTCCTTCCGCGTCCTTGTAGTTTGTTTGGAAAGAATTAAATCTATTGAATACTCGGAGACCTACTTCACGGAAACTAATAGAATCTTTTTGAAGTAAAGGATCATTAAGTACATAGTCTGAAAGGAATTCTAATATTACTTTGTCTGACTTAGTTTCTGATGTAGCTAAGTTTATTTTCAAAACAGAAGCTGCTTTCTCAATAGCATCAGGATCAGATGAAGCTAACCTACTCTTGAAAACATCGATACCTCTTTTAGTTGGTGTAGCTACACCAGTATCCTCATTAATTTCAACAGCTCCCTCTGTTTCACGTAAGGTTGTGTTCAACTCGTGCAGAACCGTAACCATATTAAACTCTTGCTCAAGAGCTATAATAGCTTGATCTGAGAAGTCAGACTCAAGTACATCTTGAGCTTTAGGTGATTTAAGAAGGTTTAAAGCTTCAACTTTACCTTCAGGGTTTTCGCGAACAGCTTTGAAAAAATCTGTGATCTGTTGGCGTACTTCTCTTATAGGCTGCTCTTTGGATTGAGCTGTTCCTTTTTTCCTGAAATTAGATCTTAGTTCGGTTCCCTCTCCTAATGGTCTAGTACCTACAACAACTCCTCTTTCATTATTTGAAAAAAGATTTAGTACTTCAGTATTGCTAGATAAGTTATCTGCAACTGAAGGGAATACTTCGTTGATTGAGTTTTTGTTTACTCGTTTATTACCTGAGAAGCCTCCATCAATTAGAACTCCCTCAATCAAATCGCTGCCTTCTTTATAAATGAAAGCAGGGTTTAAATCCGCTTTTGATATAGGGGCTTTGATGGAATAACCCATCAATAAAAGCTTTGCTGCCTTAACAGGATCATTCTCAAACAGTGCGTTGCCATCACTATCTAAGTAGCCAATGACTTTGCCATTATCCTTTACAGGGTTCTTAACATCTTGAGGTAAAAAGCTAGAGCGTTTAGGATAACGAAGTTCTATTAACTCATTTAAAAGCTGAGATTTATTTTCATAATATCCTTTAGGGAACATTGACCTATCAGGCATACCATGAACAGCGCGGTCTTGAGTAAGATCAACGGGGACCCCTTTACGTATTAAGTCTTCAAAAGCTTTTACCTCAGTAGCTGTAAGGTGGTCATCAATAAATTCTTCTTTAGCAATAGGTATATCAGCAGTAGGGAATACATACTCCTGCCCTTTGATAATGCTAGTGCTTTCGTTTAGACGAGAGATAAGTTGCTGTAACTTTCTTTCTTCAGGATATATCTTTTTGGTTTTAACTTTTTGTTTTGCTGCTTCGTTAGCAACTCCTGAACTTGGTTTGTCTAAAGTATCAGCCCGATCTTCAAGCTGTTCGGTCAAAGCTTCGGAAACAGTTTCAGGGGAAATGTTTTCATCTAGTAAATTAACAAAATCTTCTGTAGAAAATTCTGTTTGTACGGGATCACCTTCTTGTAAAATTTCTGTTTCCCCAAGAAGATTTGTTGTAGTGACAGGTCGAGAGGTTAAATCTAAATCTATCTCCAACTGTTCTTCTTCTACTCTCCTGTTAGGATCTGTTCCTTCAACAGAGGTATCAAATCGAAACTGAAATTGTTCTGGACTTAAACCAGTAGTGAAATCAAACTCAGTCTGATCTTCTGGTGATGCTCCTTCTTCCTCTACTTCGTCTTCTGTAGTCTCAACTACTTCGTCCTCTTGTTCTGCTTGTGGAGCGGGCGCAGGTTCGGGAGCTTCTGGAGTTTCTTCTGGCCTTCTTCTCCTTCTTTCTCCTACCTCTCTTTGCGGGGCTGTTAATAACCGTCGAGTCTCTTGTATTTCAAGTTCGTCTGCGGTAGCGGGAGCTCCTGCCTCTTTAAGTTTTTCTATAATTTCATCTGCAACCTGAGCCCTGTACCTTGCTTCATCGCCAGTGGGTCCTCCAAGCTTATTATATAAAGCTCTTGCTCCTGTAGCACCTCCACCAAATATTCCACCTAATAGCATAGAGTGTCCTACACCAGCAGCTATTTCTTTTAACGGAGTGTCTTCATTAAGAGCAGCGTCCCTTATGAAAGTTTGTGCGAGTTCATCAATACCTTCTTCAATAGCCTCACTTAAAGTACCTTCAATGATAGGAGAGTTGCCTAGAGCTCGTCTCATTTTCTTTTTTAAGAATTTCTCAGCAACTTCGTTGGATTTAGTATCCCCTAATTTTACGCCAAGTTGCCTGTCCATTACGCCTTTCATTTGCCTGAAAGTCATTCCATCAAGGAAAGCTTCTTCCAAACCACCGCGACCTAACTTCATAAAAGCAGTCGTAATCAAACCTGTAACAGTTCCCGCCAACAAAGCAGATCCAATCGCTGCATCATACTTCTCATCATGAGACATATCTTCAGGCATTGAATTGTATATGGTGGTAAACATTCCACCTGCACTTCTATTAGCTGACGTTACAAACAGAGAGCCAAAGGTTTTAGAACTCATGAGAAGCTTGTTATCAAGCATCTGGTTGTAGACGTTTATTGCTTCGATAGCATTTTTCTCGCTCGTGCTCCTTATAAGTTTTTCTTTTAAATTCTTTTCTGCTAGTTCCCTTACTGCAACTTCTCTAGGGTCCAATACCCTTGAATATCCAAGACCTGCATCAACAGTCTTTTCTAAAAAATCTTTTTTGCTGGCTGTTCTTAACACTCCCCCAAGCATCCCTTTAGCAAATCCTTTGGCCGTAAGAGTAGTACCTGTCTTGAGTCCAATGTAAGCTGCACCACCTGCGCCCATTGTAGTCATACTTAGAGCAGCAGTTGCTCCTATGTCTACAAGTACTGGGGCAACCATAGTCATAACATCCATACCTAAGCCGTATTCCTGATTGAATAACTTAGCGACTTCTCGTCTTCTGGATTCTTCTTGAGCAGCTTCTCCTAATCTTCTAGCAGCATCTTCGCTTTTAAATAAAAGAGCAGCGGGTATGTTGTACAAAGAAGCAAAGGAATCACCTATAGATGCCAGTATAGAAGTAGACTGGTTTTTAAAAGCGTCGTAATTATCTTTATTAGATAAGAATTTATCAAGAGTCTCAACAGGATCTTCTCCTGCTTGGGCTCCCTGAGCAGAAGCAGCTATCCATCGTTCAGAAGTAGCTTTAGTTTCTTTTAGTATGTTATTAACAGACTCATACCTTTGCCTCTTATAAAAATCTCTTTGGTTTCGTAACGAATCTTTTTGCTTATCAGTTAGCCTTGTATCTTTTTCTAGGGCCTCTTCAAAACGAGTAGGCTGCAACATAAGTTGTGGGTGCGCTACTGCTGTTGTGCCATACACACGAATATTTCTAGTTAGGTCTGCATCTTCAGAAAAGTATTCAAACTCTCCAGAAAGGTTAGCCCTAAGAGCAGCTTGTTCTTCTATAACAGACCTAATCTCTTCATCAGAAAATCTTTTAGAAGCAAGGTTTAAATTAACGTCTTTGTCTTTAGAGTATTGTTCGGCTAATTGTTCACGTAGTAATTTGTTAAAAAAGTTTCTGTCCTTTTTAACATACATTCCACCATGTAATTCTTCTTTAGCGGATCTACCCTGATCTTCTCTAATAAGTAAATCAGATAAAGCATCAAAGTTTTCTCTAGCTTGATCATTACCAACCTCATCCGAAATTAAATTCTGCACTTCATTCAATAATCGGCTTCTCCTCTGATCTTTAAATCTGTTAGCTCCGATATCGCTCCCCTGCTGTAGTCCTGACTGAACGAGAATAGCATCTTCATAGGAAACAGCTCCATCACGAACGGCATTTTCAAAAGCTGAAACAGGATTCATTACTGAAGTCCCGCCAATAATTTGTCTGCTTCCATCAAGATTACTTAAAGAAGCAAAAGGAAGTTCTCCTACATCAACAAGAAATGACTTAGCATCATTTAAAGTTTTGTTAAGAACCTCTTCACTCTCACCGTTTTCTTTGCCCTGCTTCCAAACACTCGCGACGTTTTCTCCAAAAGCTCTAGTAACAAGATTAGTCTGCTTGTCTAAAGATACAGGATTAGGTTTAAATATCTCAGAGTTCGGGGTCTCTTCATCAATAAATCCTTCTTCTAGTAAGTGTCTTTTTAAGGACGCATTAATATTACCTTCAACAGCTTCGGTTAAAGTACCCTGATCGAACCAATGCATACGATGGTAGTTCGCATAGCTCCTCCACTTTTGTTCACGATCTGGTATTCCTGATCCAATTTGAGCGTCCCATGTATCAAAGTCTAAAGGAGGCGTAACATTATCGGCCTCCTGTGGGTTTTGTAATAGCGTTGCAAGGGTTCCTATACCCTTAGAAGAAGGCGATATTTCTGACATAGCAGTAAATAAGGTTATGTTGTGTTATTAGATTTTAAAAAATAGATCTTTGTTCTGTTTTAGATTGTGCGGTCCCTAAAGGAGAAGCTCCTTGGCGAGCCAAGAAAGCACTTCTTTGACTGTTTACCATACCAACTAGTTCTTGAGCTAATGTGTCAAGATCTTCAGTTTCAAGTATTCTTCGTAACTCTACTGTTCCTTTGTCTTTTGAGGTTAGTTGTGATGTACTAGAAAGGCCAAGTGAGCTGAGTATAATATTTCTTATGTATTGCTTCTTAAAATTATCCGCTGCATTAACGTCACCCTTTGCGTCTTCTATATCGACCCCCATTGCAGCTAAGAAAGCTATATCTTTAACGGTTAGTTCTTCCTGACCTGTAATCCATTTAATAGCAGTATCAGCGTGTTTTTCTAAATCATCGAGCATCATCTCTTGGGCTTTCAAACCCCTAACCGACTGTCTTTGTTTAGCTAAACCTCTAGAAAGTGCAGTATAGCTGTCTAATTCATTTTGTGATAAACCTGATATGTTTTGGATTCCCACTTCATCACCTACTTCAGCGAGCTTCAATGCTAATGATCGTGGAGCTGTTCTGTTCACCCCTGTAGTAGACGTGGCTTTATCAAATAAACCAATCAAGTTAGCAGTTGCAGGATTGTTAAGAGCTGTAGGATTATCAGTAAGTATATCTAACATCCCTTTAGTTCTTTGTTCCTGAGACACTCCAGTTTCAAGTAAAGGCTTTAAGCGTTGAGCAACGATAGGAGCAAGGTTAGCGGCTTTACGTTCTTCACGCATCTTACGTTGAGCATCTACAACACCCAAGAAAGCTGCTTGCCCTTTGTCAAACGCTTCAAACTGCGGTTCAAATCTTCTTCTAAACCCTTCTTGTTCTGAAGGAGTCATACCTGAATTAGCAAGATCACTAAAGAACTGCCCACGCATAGGGGCTATATCTCTTTGATAATCAAAGTCGGGTTGAGCTGCAAGTCTCTGAGATTCAGCGATCAAGTTAGACGCTTCATTCTCCATGATGCGGTGCTCTGGTCTGTATATAGTAGGCTCATTAAGACGAGCCTGTTCAGCAGCCATAGCCATTTGACCAGCCTGACTTGTATATCCTTTTCTTCTTAAACGACGAGACGCGCGTTTAAGTTTATTGGAAACACGATCACGAGAAAATCGAGCCATTATCTATTTCTTCTTTTTTTATCTAATTCACGTTGCTCCTCAATCATTGACTTCAAAGATGGAGGTTCTTTAGGAGCTTCATAAGTTCTCCGTCTCTCAGGCATACGCTCGCCAGATAAAGCGCGGACTTGTCTGGGGGATACACCCGTATCAGCAAAAAATTGTTGAGCACCTTTTTGTGCGGTAGCTACATCCCTCATTCTGGATTTAGCTTTTTGTAAAGCAGTGGCTTTAGGGTCGTATGTTTTTCCTTGTTCTCTAGCCATTCTTTCACGGACGACTAAATTCCTAGCAGCTACTTGTTCCTCAGTTCTTTGTTTAAAAGGAGTTGGTTTCCTCATTTCTCTAGCAGCAGTAAGAATACTACTGGAACCTAACTGATAAGTGTCTCCTCTTAAAATGTCACGGGCTCTTTCTAGAGCAGTCTTTTTAGTCTGAGGAAGGGCTAACTGAGATTTCACATCTCCCGATATCCTCTTAGAAACATTAGCAGCGGTCTCATCATCTCGTGCAATTACTGCTCGTCTTTGCTCTGGAGTCATTCCTCTAAATTCTTTTCTACTAAAACCTCTTATACCTCCACCAGTAGATCCCATTGAGCCAGAACCTGTTCCTGCTATTCCTTGTTGGCCTGTAGTTTCAGGTGGAGCAGAAGCAGTAGATTGATTTTGCATTCCTCCACCCAAAATAAAACCTCTAGATAAAGCGTCTTTTGGAGGGATTGTTGTGGCCCTTGCTCCTTCTTTACGGAGGAAAGAGAAATCATAGTCTTCCCCAAAAATAGATTTTAGTTGATTGTCTTCAGAGGAACTAAGAGAAGGTTTAGTTATTATAGTACCTAATTCTTCTACTAAACGAGCTTTTTCTGCTTCGACTTCTCGCGCTCTTGGGGGATAGCCAAGTCTCTTTTGAGCTTGTTCAAAGGCATATTTCCTAAAAGCGGGGTTCTCTCTTAAAGATTTATCTACGTCACTACTAACAGCCATAAACTAAATTTAAACTCTTTTTTCATAAAGGCAACACGCTAAACCCTACATATATTATTCTTCTATATACCTAATTAAGTTTATTCTATTAATTTAGAATAAACTTAATTACAGTTCTGAGAAACTTTTCAGTTTGTCTCTACAAAGGATTGTTAGCAAGAATACCTGTAAGCCTCTTCATCGATTTGTGCGGTCTTGGCTTTCCTGATGGAGAAGCCGAAGGAGGGTCAACCGCCACCAAACCGTGCCTTTGACGAGCGACATCTAAACATAAGAAAGCTGCGTCCGCTAAGTCAGGGCTTTTACCGAATCTAGATTTAAATTCTACTTTAGATTCCATCTTCATCCTCAGACTTGATCCTTTGACCATGTCATATTTCCTTCCTGTTATTTCTTGAGCCAGATCTGTTGATATACCGAACAGTTGTTTAGTCCTTATTAATTCCTTTCCAACAAACCAAAGTTCGGTTACCCTATTAGTATACAATTCATGTGCTAATTTTTTACTATTAGCACTAACTTTTTTATCCGTAGCCTTCCCTCCAAATGACACCCGAAGAATATCATCACTCCACTCCCCTGCCAGCAAGTCACATAAAGGAGCTCCAGCTCCTGTCGAGTCTACTGCCAGATCAAGAGGAAGAACCCCCCGTTTCTCACACTCCCGACGAACCTGCTGAACAACCTGATAACTCCGAGGGGTACTCTTGTTGGTGGCATCGTCATTGATTTGGACGGCTTCTCCTAATTCGCATACATATTGGCCTGACGTATCATAACCGACCTTGCCGAATACTAACATACATCGGTCACCTGAATTAGTGAATGCAGGGTCAAATCCACATATATTTACAGGGCTACCTTTCCATTGAACCTGCCCCATGGACCCTGATCTAGCTAGTTCTGCTTCAGTATAAACACCTTCTGCTTCATCGCTATCGAAGAAAACAGCACGTACCATCCGCATATAACCTCTACTATTAGGCCCTAATAAAGCCTTATCTTCATTTAATTTTTCAGTTGTTGGTAGCCAAGGGTATAGTACTTCGTCAGCTAGAACATTAGGAGATCTCTCTGCATCGAACCTAATATAAGTACCTCCCCACTTTGTTTCCCATGTGTCAGCAGAGTTTGTATCTACTGAATCCCATCCACCTTTAGGTTCTGAAAAAACTCCAAAGGCATCAAATCGAGACGATGGGTTACTAAGAGCGATTAAAGAAAAAGAGGGGTTCTTAGATAAGTTTGATAGTGAAGCTTGCAAGATACTTTCACTTAACTCAGAAAGCTCATCACCAATCAGTATAACTTTCTTTTGTTTAATACCAATAAGTTTACCTATAGCATCTTTCGTTCTACTTCTCTCTGAGGCTATCAAAGATAGTCCCGCTTTCTCTACAAGATTACCTGATGGTGTAACGTAACAAGCGTTACCTATACTGTCTCTAATTCTTATAGGTGCTAGACCCTCAAGGGGTAACAACAAACTGATCACTGATCCCCAAATCCTTTTCCTTGCTTCACGAAGCGTGGTTGATGTTAAAAGAACCAGAGTATCTTGGGGTTGGGCTAACCAACTAAGGACTCCCCACGCAGCTAGTGTATGTGATTTACCTGAAGAAGCTGCTCCTCCTATAGCAACATACTTGTTTTCAATAACAGCCCTAATCATCTCTTCTGCCCACGGATGTCTAACCATCAATGGTTCAGCAACTAAATCAGGGTTATTAAAAAGCTCATCACACAATCTCCAGAAATAATATTCCCTAGCGTCATGATCTGTGTGATGATGAAACCCATACAACAAAGCTGTTAAAGTATTTGTAGGAGGCAATATCAAACCACCAACATCCATTTTTTGTTTGGTGTTTATCCGTGGTTCAAATTTAAAGTTCTTCTTAGTCACACTTGAAATCTAGTAGTTATAAAGGTAATGTTAATTACTTTGTCAAAAAAGTCTAAAAAAGATATTTTACTAGAACGAGCTCTTGAAATGATAAGTGCGGGATATAAGCACGTAAATATATGTAAAGAGTTGGATATACATCCGTCTACGCTTAGGAGGTGGTTACGTAAAGAGGGGATCAAAGCTAAAGAAGAACCCGAAGAACCAAAGAAACTCGATGTTGTTCAAGACGTTTTAGATAAAGAGCTAGAAAAGAAAACCGATGATGCGATAAAGATTGCTAAACATGACGCAAGGAAAGCTGAAGACGAAGCTATGATGGAAATAGCTGAATCTCAAAGTAGTCCTGCTGAGAAGTATCAATCTTATATTGCTGCTGCGGGTATTAAGCTACTAAGAGATTCTGTAAAAAATCTAAGAGGACCTAAGACAGTTCGTGAACTATCAGAACTAGATCAGTTGATAAGAAGGAACTTAGGTTTAAATGCAAAGAATGCAGGAGGAGCAGGTAAAGTACAAATAGACATTAGCATTTTACATAACACCAAAGCCGATAGGGGCAATGGATCAATAAAAATAAAAGACGAAGATATAATCGATGCCGAAGAAGCCGAATGAATTTGAGATTGAAGAAGATGCGGAATCTGTTTTGTTATTGTATGCAGGACTAGAGGACGCTTTTATCGGTACTGTAGAGCAGTATGGCAGACCTCCTATAGCATGTTATAGTAAGACTATAACACTTGAGCTTTTACAAAAGAACTATGAGTTAACGGAGAAACAAGCCATTGAAAAGTTTGAGTTTGAATATTTACAAAACAATTTTGAAGAAGCAACCCCATGTTGGCTGGACGACATATAAAACCAAAACCTCTTTTTCCTAATAAAGAAATTGTTTCAGATCCTTGGATTGTTAAACGAGAGGATATACCTCCATCTGATTTTACATTTTGCTGTGACTTATTAGCAGGAGAATACTATTTAGTTATACCCGCAACAGCGAGAGAAGTAGGGTTCCTCCAACTCCTACAAAAAAATGTAGATTGTTTTTTACCTATGGAAGGAGATGGCCTTCTAATTACTAAAAGATCTTTAGATGGACATTGATGAAGAAGACATAATTGTGGGAGTCGATAACGGACTCAACGGTGGTCTGGTAGCTATCTCTCGTTATACAGGAGGGGTGATTGCAAAAACAGTTATGCCTAATTTGGTTAGGGGTAAAAAGAAAGAAATAGATATCTACAAAGTATATCAATGGGTACTCGGTTTAGATTCTTATCGGTTTATATTTGCAGTCGAAGAACCTTTACATCATGCTAAATCATCTCAAGCAGTTCGATCTATGGGTATTTCTTTTGGTAAACTATTAGGACTAGCTGAAACTAAACAGTGGAATCTTAGACGAGTAAAAGTACACAACTGGCAGAGTTCAATGTTAGGTCATTTAAGAGCTCCTTATAATACAAAAGAAGCAGCTTTAGCAGTAGCTAATAATTTAGCCCCTGATGAGTGTTGGCTAAAAAACAAAAGATGCTCTAAAGCACATGACGGTATGGTAGATGCTTTCTTAATAGCCCAATACATACGAAAAGGATATAAAATATTAGACGGTCGTATTTAAGTTTAAGTTTTTTCTAGACATACTTACAGAAAGGGATTATTAAAAAGCCCTCTCTATGAAAACTTTGTTTCCCAAACAAGAAGAGGCTTGTTCTTTTTTTGTAGATAAACAGTCCCAACAAATCAATACGATTGATACCAGTGAAGTAGGTACAGGTAAAACTGTTGTAGCTGCTCACTTAGCTAAAAGACTTAGTGTACCTATTGCCGTTATCTGCCCTAAGTCTGTTATACCTTCGTGGGAAAGAGAGTTAAAAGAAGTGGGAATAACTCCACTATTTGTTCACAACTATGAAGCTATACGTAGAGGTAAACCTCCTTACTTACGTAAAAAAGGTAAAAAGATAATGACATGGAACATGCCTCCGAACACATTAGTTCTTATTGACGAGATACATAAATGTAAGGGAGCCTTTACACAAAATGCGCAACTTGTTATTAGCTTAGTCCAACAAGGTTTTTCCGTACATGGCATGTCTGCTACAGCCTGTGAAGACCCAACTGAAATGAGAGCTTTAGGTTATATGTTGGGTTTACATAACTTAAACAAAACAGAGGGAGTAAAGTTTAGTTGGTATAGTTGGATGAAGAAGAACGGCTGTGTGCAAGACCAATGGAAACAATGGAGGTTATCTAAGAAGGCTTCTCTACAAAGTATCAAAGAAAAAATCTATGGAGTTGTAGGCAGTAAACTAACAGTGCAGGATTTCCCTGATAGTTTTAAAAACAACAGAGTGTTTGTTGAATATACAGAGTTTGCGGAAAAAGAATCTATTCAAGCTATCTACGATGAGTTTGAGATAACACCTGATGTAGTAGAGAACTACATAGATGGGACAATCAACAGCGACGACAGTGAAATAATCTTAGTAAAAATACTACGAGCCCGTCAGTTAACTGAGCTGTGTAAAATACCTGACCTTGTAAACATGGCTAAAGATTTAAAAGATCAAGGAAACTCCGTAGTTATATTCGTCAACTTCAAAGACACGGTAGACCTACTAGCTAAAAAACTTTCGTGCAAAACAATACAAGGAGGTCAGTCTGTGCAAGAAAGACAATCTAATGTGGATAGATTTCAAGAAGATAAAGACCACATTCTTGTAGTTAACATAGCTGCGGGAGGCACTGGACTTTCTTTACACGATACTTTAGGTAAAAGACCACGAGTTAGTTTGATATGCCCATCATACTCTGCTAAAGAATATGCTCAGACATTAGGACGCATCCATAGAAACGGGGCTAAGTCAGATGCCGTACAAAAAGTTTTAATATCCGAAGGCTCTATTGAGGAGCATGTGATAAAAGCAGTAAACAGAAAATTAGATAACTTAAAAGAACTACATGGATAATACACCAGACCACGGAAGTAGGGGACACGCAGAGTTCTCCCCATCAAGTTTAAAATACGTAGCAGGATGTGCGGGATACGAAGGTAGGTCGGGCACAAATGCCGCAGCGGAAAAAGGAACCCGAATACATGAAGCACTAGAAGTTCGAGATCCTTCTGCGTTGCACGACGAGAGTGAGGTATTGATCTATGATATGATTGTAGCCGATGAGAAAGCTTTCAATGAAAGTTTTTTTGGTAACACCCCTTACGAAGAGCTTAACGAGATACAAGTGCAAGTTGACTTACAAGGAACTGAAACATGGGGGACTTGCGATAGGTTTTTAGTTGCAGGTGATAAAGCTGTCATGGCTGACTACAAGACAGGGATTTCTAAGATAGACTCACCCAAAGATAATTGGCAAGCGAAGGCATACACGCTTGGAGCTTTCCAACAATTCCCTCAAGTGAATGAGATAGACTTTGTGTTTTACATACCTGTCCGTGCTGAAGTTTTACACGACAAATTTACAAGAGCTGATGTTCCCTTATTAACAAAAGAACTTAGTGAAGTAATTCAAAGAGGTGAGATGGTTAGGCCAAAATGGAAAGGTGGAGTACCTGATCATGATGAGCTAACTCCAACAGTTAACTGTAGGTTTTGTAAACACGAAGATCATTGTCCTGCTTTAGGGGGCCTCGCTTTAGAAGTTGCTTCGAAAGTTGCGGGAGAGCCTTTACCAAACAAAGAAGATTTTGATTCTGATGATCCTGAAGTTTTAGAAAAGTTATGGGGCGTTGCTAAGGTTGTATCAAATTGGGCTACAAGAATAAAAGCTAAAGCAGTAGAGCAAGCTAAAGAAGGTAAAGAGTTCCCAACTTTAAAACTTAAAAACATGGGGGCTACTAAAAAGTGCACCGACAATGTAAGTATGTTAGAGATTGCAGAAAATTATGGAGTTACTGCTGAAGAACTATTAAGTGTATCGTCTTTACCAATAAAGAAAATAACAGATCTTGTGGCTAAGAAATCCGACAAAGGTAATAAAAAAGAAAATGCAGATAATTTTCTTGCAGATCTAGAAGAAGCGGATATCATCAAAACTTCCGAGACGCGATTCACGCTCTCATAAGAAAATAAGAAAATAAGAAAATAAGAAAATAAGAAAAATGAGTAAAGCTAAATTAGCAACCGTTAAAGAAGAGTTAGCAGAGGTATCAGATCCACCAAAGTTAGCTATCACCGCGAGCGATATTGAAATCCCTCGCCTTAATATAATTCAATCATCTAGTGAAATTGCAGGAGATGCAGGTTCAGTAGTGCTTGATAGAACAACAACTATCCTTGAGCCTGATCAGGAATGCCAAGTCATACCTGTTAATGCTCTTAAAGGATGGAGAGAAAACGTACCTTTTGGTTCTCCTGAAATGCCTCGTATAGCGTGGAATGAGGAGGAAAGAAAAGAGATTGAATCTGATAGTGAGTTCGGTACAATCGAATTTGCAGAAATCATTTTGCTTTTTCCAATGCCTGAAGGTGCAGATGAGGAATTGTACCCGTATCCCATCGGAGAAGATCAGTACGCATTAGGTAAACTAAATGTAGCTAAAGATGCTTTTAGATGTACCTACAAAAGACTGGCAACCTTTTCTGCTTTCAATGATGATCCATTGTGCTCAAGAGCTTGGAACTTCAAATCAGAATTACTTACAAGAGGTAGACACTCTTGGTTCGTACCTTCATTAACTGTTTCTAAGGATAAGTCTCCTGAAGATGTAACCAGTTTTGTAACCCGCATCACTAGCTAACATGTCAGAAGATAAAGTAGAAAGAATTATTGAAGACGAGCAGAGTATTTTTCAAGGGGAGTTAACTCAACTTGAAGGTATTCTAGCTGAAATTGACGAAAAGATTGACGCTTTAAAAGTACAGAAGAAGAAAATGCAGACATTATCTAATGTCTTTACTTCTGCTCTTGAAGGCATTCAACACGATCTTAAACAAGTAGAGTTTGATTTCGAAAAGGCCCCACCAGAATCAGACTAACATAAACACTTTACGTAGTCGTACGTAAACAGGAGCTCCATTTCAGTGAGTTCCTTCATAACATGAGAGGGATCGCCTACTCCTGTTCGTGGGGGACAGGGGTAGGCACTCTCATGAAAAATACCTCTTATGAAAACATTTGCTTTAGACTTTGAAACTTACTACGACAAGGACTGTAGTATTAAAAAATTAGGTTTTAATTGTTACTTTTCCCATCCTGATTTCGACGCATATAAACTCAGTGTTGTGGGGGACGATGGTACTTCATTCGTTGGGTGTCCCAAAAATGAATTTGATTGGTCAATTCTTGAAGGACATAGAGTTCTAGCACACAACGCATCTTTTGATGAATCTTTATATTTGTTTGGGGCAGAGAAAGGTTGGTGGCCGAAGGTCAAATATGCAGAGTGGCACTGTACCGCAGACCTAGCAGCTTACTGTGGTTTACCTAGATCTCTTAAAGGAGCTACCTCTGTACTGTACGATTTGGAAATGGACAAGACGACTCGTGATAATATGGCGGGTAAGAGATGGGAAGATATGGATGAGGAATTTAAAAAAGAAGTCGATGAGTATGCTCTTAAAGATTCTGAATATTGTTTAGATTTATGGAGAGATCTGCAAGATAAGTGGCCCGAAGCTGAAAGAGATATCAGTAAAATAAATAGACTGTGCATGCAGAGAGGTGTTCCGATTGACGCTGAAGAACTTAAAAAACAAAAAGAGAATATAAACATAAAGTTATTTGAGGCAGAGAATAACATCCCGTGGCTAGACACCGCTACTCCATTATCTAGAAAAGCATTTAACGAAGAATGTAGAAAGATGGGACTTGAGCCTCCTGTTAGTTTATCGATGACCGATGATGAAGCTAACGCTTGGATTAAAGAACACGGACATAAGTACAAATGGATTGAAGCTGTTCGAGACTATAGAAGGATTAACTCCCTTAAAAGAAAGTTAGAATCTTTTGATAATGCCACGATGGATGATGGTAGATACTACGGAGGTCTTATGTATTTTGGGGCTCATACAGGAAGGTTTAGTGGGTCAGGCGGTAACCTTAATTTACAAAACTTACCGCGAGGGGAACTCTTAGGCACAAATCTAAGAAAACTTATTTCGCCTAGCAAAGATAAAAAGCTTATCGTAGCTGACCTATCTCAAATTGAAGTTAGAACTTTATGTTGGTTATCTGAAGATACAGAAACTTTAGAAGTAATTAGAAACTCTGATGACATATACGAAGGCTTTGCATGTCAATTTAACTTATGGGATGAAAGCAGAGGATCATTAAAAGATGAAAAACCTAAACTGCGTCATCGAGTAAAAACTATGGTGCTTGGTTGTGGTTATGGAGTTAGTGCTAATAAATTTTCTATGATCTCTGGCATGCCCCTAGATGAGGCAATGCAATCTGTTAGGTTATATAGAACCTCTATGAAAAAAGTTGTGGGTTTATGGAACTCTATTCAACGGAAATTGCATATAGCTTACTCTAAGAAAGAAGACTTCATTCTGGAGCTCCCGTCTGGTAGACAATTAAATTACGGAAAAATAAAAACAACTATTCAAAATAACAGACGCAACTATGTTGCAATGTTGACTAAAGGAGCTAAGAAAATCCCTGTTAGATTGTGGGGAGGTCTTTTAGCAGAAAACATATCTCAAGCCTTAGCGAGGGACATATTCTCTGACATGTTGGTTAGGCTAGAGCAAGAAGGATTTAAAGTAATATTTCACGTTCATGACGAATTTGTAATTGAAATTGAAAAGGAGGATGCTCAAAAAGGATTGGACAAAGTGCTCAACATAATGAAAACTCCTCCACCGTGGATTTCCGATATCCCTCTTGATGCGGAAGGAAAAATAGTAACTGAATATGAGAAGTAATGGAATATAGATATATTAAAAACCTGTGTGACAACAAAGCGATTAAGTCAAAAGACTTATCCACTTTACAAAAAAAGAAACCAACATTTAAAGATAAAGCTAAATTTAGAGCTTGGTGTGCTGATAAGAATACAGATCATTGTTTCTACAGTACTGTTATAGGAGATACCCCATCCCTTCGAGTCTCCTCAAGTAACCCACCTCATACAGTGTGGGGAGTTGTAGCTGACTATGACGCTCCTATAGATTTCTCGATCATCGATAAAATTCTAGCAACTCAATGCAAAGCTGCAATGCCTACGTGGAGATCAAAAACTCAGTCAGGTTACTTGAGATTAGTCTGGGAGTTTGAATCAGGGATTACAGTGGCTCCTGATCTGTTTGCAGAGTTCATGAAGAGGATGTCTAACTACTTAGCTCTAGATAGGATCTGCGCGGGGTTTGATAAGTCTTCTCTCAAAGCTAGTCAGTATTTTGAGCTAGGAGTTGATTGGACAAAAGTAGGAGATCCTTTAGCTGAATCTATCTATCAATCAGCTTACAGGAAAGCAGCGATGGATAAGCCCCCTCAAGTATCTGAAGTTTCTATTCCTATTGATGTTATTGCTGAAGAGGTAAATAAAAGGTTTCCTAACCGATGGGAGGGTGAGTTTAATGTAGGTAGCAGAGGGCCTTTGTTCTGGATCGATGATGGTATAGAAAGAGAAGGTTGTCAGGTTTCAGACAACGGCATGGTTACCTACAGCGACAGAGCAGGAAAAGGTTTCGTTACTTGGACAGAGATCTTCGGTAAAAAGTTTGTGTCTGATTATGAGACTACAAAGACTTCAGGTATTCTCGATACGTATTGGTACAACGGTAAAACGTATTTCAAACTAATTTATGGGGCTGCTCAGCAAATTCAGGAGAAACAACTTATACTGGAATTAAGACAAGCAGGGTTCTCTCCTAAGATTAGAGCAGGTAAAGCTTGTTCAGAGGTAGAGAATGCACTTGTTTCTATCTGCAACGATAATCGTATCGACGAGATAGCTCCTGTTATCTTTTCAAAAGACAGAGTTGTTACCTACAATAGTAGAAGGATACTTAATAACGCTAATATAAATCCTGTTAAACCCGCAGATTCAGGAGACAAAAAGGATTGGCCTTTCATACACAAATGGTTATCTGGTTTATTTGTAAATAATTCAAAGACTCCTACGATAGATTATTTTTATGCGTGGCTACAAAGGTTCTATGTATCTGTAATAGATAAGAATGCCGCTCAAGGTCAGGCATTACTTTTAGTGGGTCCTACTAACAAAGGAAAATCACTGTTAAGTAACTGTGTTATCTCTGCATTAGTGGGAGGTTTTGCGGATGCTTCTGAATACATATCAGGAGGCACAAGCTTTAACAAAGACTTAGGAGGTAAAGCTGCGTGGGTAATCGATGATACAGTTAGTGCAGCTTCTTTTCAGGATCAGCGAAAAGCAACAGAGTTAATTAAGAAAGCAGTAGCTAATCCTAGAATGGAATACCATGCGAAACATGTAGATGCGATCAGTGTTCCGTGGACAGGTCGAGTTATAATGTCTCTCAACATGGACCCTAACAGTCTTAGCGTGATACCTGCGTTAGACTCAAGTAACCGTGACAAGATTATGGCACTGCTTATTAGTGAGACTTCTAGAAGTAAGTTTCCTCCTAACCACATTCTGGAGCAAACAATAAAAGACGAACTACCCTACTTCGCTAAATTCCTAATAGACTTTAAACCTCCGAAAGCCGTGTTAGGTACTTCTAGATTTGGAGTCGATTCATACATTGATCCTGTTATAGCGAGTGCTGCTTACGATAATTCAAGTAGGTCAAGCATTGCAGAGCTTGTTGAGTTTTTTGTTAAAAGAGCTAGGGAGTATGGACATAGCGTTACATGGAGGGGAACCCTTACAGATTTTCAAGTTAAGGTTCAAGACTTCAACGGAGGCAGGAACGTCGGTATGTCTGGCTCGATGGAGTTCTTACGTCGGGGGATTGGTATAATGGAAGACGCTGCTCGTAATAATTCTCATCTACGCCCTATAAAATCTAGGGGCCAAGGAGGAGGTAAGATTTGGGAAATTGATCTGGACGAGAAGTATGATATAGATAATATTCAAAATGACAAAATAATAGCCATTTTATGACCAGACAAGAAATAGAAAATTTCATTGAACAGACCCTCCCCTCGGTATCTGTAGTATTGGCAGATGATTTAGATGAAGCTTTTGTAGGTATTGACGTAGAACATGAACCTCCTAGAGCTGTTTATTCTATAGAAAAATGCATAAACTTGTTAGCCCAAGATATGTCTACAGTTGAAGCCGATGAATACTTTTGGTACAACATAGCAGGAGCAGTAGGAAACGACTTACCTATTTACATTTCGACTCCTGAAGAAGAAGAGGAAAGCCCTTACGACTAAATCATTTATAACTAAATGGATTATTAAGCTTATCCATTTCTGTGTGGTATCCCGCTGCTTTGTAAGTAAATCCGTGATCGTCTTGCTCTCCTCTTTTTTTAAACTGAGCTACTTTAAAAAATTTAGTTGTAGGCAACCAACCAACAATCCATACAAACATTAAGTCTTTCCTGACTCTGGTAAAAAAATAAACATCGTTGTCAGGGATTTTCTTAGATGACCCATTAACAGAAACAGAGTATTCAGGTTTCGGTATAGACCCACAAGTTTTAGACTTAACCTCTATTCGTTTATGGCGGTGTTCTAAGTCATGAGTAAAAACGTAGTTACCTACATAAACACTTTTTTTAATAAATTTATTAACGACTATCTCTCCTAAACAACCAGTCATGCGCCCCATGCCTTGAGTAAATGAATTAGGAAGAACTCCCATTTCAGTAGCCCTCGTATGCGCGAGAGAAATATCATCGCTAGAGGGGGTATAAACTGCGAAGGGACCACTTTCTTTAAAACCTTGTTTTCTTACACTCAAATTTTCAAGTTGCTCGTTTCAAAAATAACTCCCAAGCAGGAAAAAATATTTCTTCCATACAGCGTACAACAGCTTCTTGGTCGTAGTTCTCAAGCCACCCTACTCCACTTATGAGTAAACTAGCTTCCATCATTTCATGTCGGATAGTGTTTAATAGGACTTTGCCTTTTAAACTTTTATTTATCTCGATAGTCTTTTTATCGTGCAAGTACATACCGAAGTCAGGACTGTCCCCATTAAAAGGAACTAGCTCAAGTTTTACCCTCTGCCCTGCAATCGATATTGTTTTAGGTAGTTGCACATTACCACCTTTCTGAGAGTTCTTGGTAGAGTTCAATTCCTGCTGCCATTGCGGTAGCCACTCCTTCCATATTCTTTAAAGCGAGCTCCCAATCCTCCTCATTACTTCCGAAAAACGGTTCTGCGATAGTCGCTGGACAGTGAGTTAATCTTAAAAACCCTGCCCCTCTGCTTCCTTTTTTACGTGGTCGAATGCCTCTGCTTCTTAATTGTGGGAAACAATCCTCAAAAGAATCCCGTAAAGATCTAGCGAACAACCTTCCTTTCTCTGATGTGTTCCAGTACAGCCACTCATGTCCCGTTGCTGATGGAGTAGCAGCATTAAAATGAAGCTCTATGGCTGCTTCCACTCCGTCATTACGCAGAGTCTTTGCTAACCACTTCATCGCACTCCAATAACTGTTTCCTTTATAGGTTGAGTAGATTTTGTGTTTTACCTTTAACCTATCGCTGATCATGTCAGCCAGT